CGTACCAGCAGGACGGCCACAGCTTCTACGTCCTGAACTTCCCCAGCGCCGACACCACATGGGTGTACGATGTCGCCACTGGCGCATGGCATGAGCGTGCGTCGTTTGCCGCTGGTGATTTTAATCGTCACCGCGCCGACAACCAGATGTTCTTCAACAACACCACTGTTGTTGGCGACTACCAGAACGGCAAGATTTACGAGTTTGACCTGAACGTGTACGCTGACGACGGCCAACCGCAGAAATGGTTGCGGTCGTGGCGCGCGCTGCCGACAGGCGCTAACAACCTCGCGCGTACTATCCAGCACTCCATGCAGCTTGACTGCGAGACAGGCGTGGGCCTGAACACCGGCCAAGGCAGCGACCCGCAAGTCATGCTGCGCTGGTCGGATGACGGCGGCCATACATGGTCCAGCGAACACTGGAAGTCGATGGGGGCTATCGGTAAGTTTGGCAAGCGGACTATCTGGCGCCGCCTTGGTGCGACAATGAAGATACGTGACCGCGTCTACGAAGTGTCTGGCACAGACCCTGTACGGATTTACGTCATGGGTGCTGAACTGCTACTGAGCGGGACGAACGCCTGATGGCGCTGGCGCCCATCAACCCTACCCAGATAACGCCGCCGCGTGTCAATCTGATTGACGAACGGTCGGGCGCCATTAGCCGTGAGTGGTACAGGTTCTTCCTGTCGCTACTAACCGCGACGCAGGCCAACCAACAAGAAGTCGAGTTAGCCCCAGACGCTGCATCGCTGTTGGCGTCCTACGATGCCATGCTGGCAACGCTGACGCAGACCACAGAGACGCAGCCAGACTGCTGCGCGACAGGTCAAGCTGTCCTGCAAAGCGAGATACAGGCGCTGTCATTGGCACCGCCGCCGCTAGACGAACTGGCGATACGGGCGCTGAATCCTGCGTCCACCGCGCCTGTCACCAAGACGGCTGACTTCACGGTCGCGTACAATGAGACGTGGCTCATCAACAACAAGTCAGGATCGACTTGCGTCGTCACGCTGCCAGACGCTGCGACCAACAGCGGGCGGTATTTGACGTTCCAGAACAACCAAGACCAGAACCTTGACTCCGCATCCAGCAACGTCGTGCCGCAAGGCGGCGGCGCAGCCGGAACGTCGATTTTGATTAACGTGTCTGGCAACTGGGCAACCCTAGTGTCAAACGGTACAAATTGGGTTATTATGCAAGCCGCTTCGTTTAACAATTTGCTGTATTAAGGAACCAGATATGGCCGTATCCATTAGTAACATCATCCCCGCCAAGACAGCGGAAGCAACTCAGGTGACGCAGTACACGTCGAACGGCGTGCAGACGATCATCGACAAGTTTACCGCGACGAATTACAGCACAACCGCTGCAACGATCAGCGTCAACCTAATTACGGCTGCGGGCAGCGCAGGCAACGACAACTTGATCGTCAAGTCGAAAACGCTTCAGGCCAGCGAGACGTATACGTTTCCTGAACTGGTCGGTCATGTGCTGCCCAACAATGGCTTCATCAGCACAATCGCTGGCACGGCGTCGGCGATCAACATCCGCGCGTCAGGCCGTCTGGTTAGCTAATGGCGGTTATAGTCCGCCCCGCTACCGTCGATGACATACCATGCTACATGGACTTGGCGGCAGCGTTTGTGGCGACAACACCTGTCAATCATCTGATCCCGTTTGACCGCGAATGCACCGCTGCGTTCGTCGAAGGCGCGCTAGACAACGAAGACATGATTGTTTTGGTGGCTGAAGATGCAGGCGAACTGATCGGCATTACCGCCGCTATTGCGTACCCTATGTACTTCAACCCTGCAAAACTAGTGGCGCAGGAGTTGTGGTGGTATATTAAACCAGACGCACGAGGTGGAACAGCATCAAAATTGCTGTTTCAAGAAATAGAAAAATGGGGTATGAGTAAGCAAGCGGCAGCTATGTTTATGGTCGCGCTAGACAACGACCGCGTTGACACTATGGTAAAACTGTACGGGCGTTTAGGTTATACACCTACGGAACGCGCGTTTGTAAAGGGATTAAACTGATGGCAATTACCACAGGTCTAGCAATCGCCGCAGGTGTTTCCGCTGCCGCATCACTAGCTGGCGGCGCGATGGCTAGTAGCGCCGCTAAAAAAGCCGCTAAGACGCAAGAGCAGGCAGCTAAAGACGCGACCGCTGCACAGCAGCGTATGTTCGAAGAACAAAAGGCTTTGCAAGAGCCGTTTCGCCAAGGCGGCCTAACTGCACAGCAAGAGATTATGCAGTTGTTGGGTATCGGTGGCGACAAGACCGCCGCTGGTTACGGCAGCCTTGGCAAAGCCTTTGGTCAAACTGATTTTGAGCAAGACCCCGGATATGCGTTCCGTCAATCGGAAGGCATGAAGGCGCTAGAGCGGTCGGCAGCAGCGCGCGGCAATCTGCTGTCTGGCTCCACCTTGAAGGGTGTGCAGCGTTTCGGGCAAGACCTAGCCAGCCAAGAATATCAGAACGCATTCAATCGCTATCAGACAGAGCGCGCAGCCAAGCTAAACCCGCTGCAATCGCTGATGGGTTCAGGTCAGTCGGCGGCTAACGTGGTGACCGGCGCCGCTGGACAGATGGGCCAGAACGAAGCATCAAACATTTATAACGCAGGGCAAGCCCGCGCGTCTGGGTACATCGGCTCGACTAACGCGCTGACAAACGCGTTGGGCCAGATCGGCTCTATTGCTTCTAGTCTACCTGAGCAGAACGCAATGATTAACTATTACAACCGCACCCCAGCCGGCGGCGGCGGCGCTGGTCCCGGCGGTACTTTTGAACCGGGCTTTGGCGTCCGTAAACCAAAAACAGTGTGGGGATATTAAGATATGCCAAACCAGATGATAGCCCTTCAGGCACGCAACCCACAGCTTCCTGATCCACAACAGCGCACGGCGCGGTTGGCGAACATGATGAACGCAGCGCGGCAGGCAGAAGCGGCGCAGCTTCAGGGCCAACGCACACGTCAAGAAATGGATTACGCGGAAGCGGCTGAAGGGCGGGCGGTGCAAACGCAGGCTTCCGCGCAGAAAAAAGCAGAGTTAGAATATGTAGGTTTGGCAACGGAACAATTTAGGCAAGACGTAGCGAAACTAAAGGAAGGCGACGTCGCTGGCGCTGAAGCCTTGCGCGCGGATATCGTAGCTAAAATTCCCTCATGGAATAACTACATACGTCCAGCGTCTGAATGGACACCTGAATACACAGCGCAGTTAATGTCGAAAGCCAGTGAGATAGTTGCTCAGACATATCCCGACGCTAAATCTGTTATTGAGTATGCCGCTAAAGGCGGCGTGGACGCCCAAGGCCGGCCTGTGCCAGAAGGCACACCTATACAGGTTGTTACTGGCCGTAGGCCCAGCACAATGCCGATACCGGCTGCGGGTGGCGCGGCTACACCAGCGCCGACTGCACCGCAGGCGGCGCCAGCAGGCCCAGCGCCAGTAGGTGAGTTTGGCGAAACCAGAGTTGTTGACCCAGAGTCCATACCTCTTACGCCGTATCAGCAAGAGCATATCCGCGAAATGCAGTCTGGCTTGGGGACGTCGCAGCCAGCGTCCTTCTCGCCGGGTGCAAGCGCAGGACAGATGACACCTGAAATGGCGCAGCAAGTTGTAGACACTGCGGTTAAGACGGGCATGATGGCGCAGGCAGACTTCGATCAGCTTATGGCGATGGCGCCAGAGCAGAACAAGCAGCCGTTCATGGACATGATTAAGTCCAACAACATTACGCTGCGCCCCGGCAACATGGGCCAGCAGTCGCAGACTGCTGTTAATTTAGGCGATAGACCGCAAGCAGAATTTGCTGTTAATCGTAATCAGCCGATGGAGCGGACGTTGGCGCAATACCAGCCGGTTATGAAACGCGACCCTAATGTGTCACCGCTGCCCGGCTCGTCTCAGGTGCCTATTGAACGCGTCCGCGCAGAAGGTCTTGCTGGGCGCGAGTCTCCCGCAGAAGCAGCAGCTAAAGCCCGCGCTGTCGCGGGCGCAAACGCGGAAGCCGAAACCGCCAAGAAGGCTGCGGAAAAATTGCCGGGGCGTAAACAAGTAAGCACGTTAATTAAAAAAGTCCGCGCAGCTTATGAGGCGCTGGATAAAGCTGAAGCTATTCCCTCAGAAAATCGCGGTGGTTTTGCAAACGCAATGGACTATTTTGCGTCTTCAAGCCTTGGGCGCGAAGCGCAAAAAATGGTTGGTACAAAAACATCAAAGTATCTATCTGAAATTATCAACTCACGTAAGCTGTTGGCGACCGCCATTAAAAACGCGACAGGTATGTCCGCGCAAGAGATGAACTCGAACGTAGAACTTCAGTTGACATTGGATGCGCTGACCGATCCTACGCAGGGAATTGAAGCGGCGCGCACCACTCTTAATACACTAGAAGAACTGTACGGTGTGCCAGCCAGCGCGCCCGCCGCCCGCAAAACGCCTACCCTTCCAACTTTAACGCCCGCGCAAGTACGCGCCAACCCTAAGATTAAGCGTTGGAAAACCACCGACGGAAGGGTCATGACGCGGCCATGAAAAAGGATGATCCTTACGCTGGGTTAGGCATTTATGAAGATACTGGCGTAGACCCCTACGCCGATTTAGGTGTCGTCGAAGTAGCACCTCCGCGCGCTAAGGCGCCGCGTAAAGGTATGGATAAGGCTACGCAAGTAGCTGGCGTCACTACTAATGCGCTGCTGCCCTACGCAACCGCGGCGGGGCTTGGCGCGGCTGCGGGGGCGCCGTTTGCGGGCGTAGGTGCTGTCCCCGGTGCTGCGGGCGGCGTGTTGTCGTTAGGCGTTGCCGATCTTGGCACGGGTATTTACAACCTCGGCGCGTCGCTATTTGACGCTGAACGCATCCCCTTGCCGTCAGAGACTATTAGCAAGGGGTATAGAAGTGTCGGTATTGGCCGCGCTCCCGAAACGCGCGGCGAACAAGTGTACAGCGACGTTCTGCAAGCGGGCGCGTCCGGCTTTGGTCAAGCGCAAGGATTTAAGACGTTAGCAGACGTAGCTGCATCGCCTCAATCGCAGAACTTTATGCGCCTAATGGGCCAGAACGCCAGAGGCCAGACCGCTGCGTCAATGGGCGCTGCTGGCGCGCCGTCTGTCGCGTCAAACTATTTTGATGTGACAAACCCATATGCGTTAATGGCGCTTTCGGTGCCTGCTGCTGTTGTCGGCGGCAAAGCGGCTACACCTGCAACAAAACCTGTAACTGCTGCTGCGCTGAAAGAAGAGTCCGGTAAGTTATACCGCGCAATGGAAGCTGAAAACGTAAACATTGCCCCGCAAGCAATGACTGATTTGGGCGCTGCTGCGCGTACAAAGTTAAGCGGTTTGCGGTATGACCCTGACACAGACAAAGTAGTCAATGAAGCACTAAAGCTGTTCGACCTCAAGGCTGGTAAGCCAATGACGTATGATATGCTGGAGAAATTTAGGCGTTCAGTCCGCGATCTTCCTTATAGCGAAGCTGGCGGTAAGCGCGGTACGCCAGATGAGCGCGCTATGGTCAAGGCGCTTGAGGAAGTCATAGATGATTTCATGGATGGTTTGACGCCAGCGCAGACAACGGCTGGCGACGCCGCTGCCGCAAATGCGTTTCTTAAACAAGCGCGCGCCGTCCGCGGACGCGGCTATCAAACAGAGACGCTGGAAAATGCGTTTACAAAAGCAACTGCCACGTCTGACGCATTAAACTCTAACAAATCTTTTCCGCAAGCCCTTCGAGATGAGTTTGGTAAAATAGCCAAAGACCCGCGTAAGCTGTCAAAGTTTGATAAGCCGACGCAAGACTTAATTAAGAAAGTCGCCAACGGAACTGCTACGCAAAAGGTTTTGGCGGCGCTTGGCAAACTTTCACCTAGCGCAACCTTGTTCGGTATGAAAAATATTGGTTACGGCGCGGGCGGCTATATGGCACCGGCGACTACGGCGACAATCGCAGGGGTTACATCGACTGCAAAAGGTGCAGCAAACCGAATGACAAAAAGTCAAGCAAACCGTGCGCTTGTCAGCGCCGCCCAGCCCGGCGGTAATATAAAGCCCGGCGGCAGCGGATATTTTCTCCTTTCGCCAACGGCGCAGCAAAACGTAATGGCGCAGGATCGCGCTAGGGCTAAGAAAAAAACATCCTCCCGCTAACAATATGAGACGCTAACCATGACTTCTATTGACCAGACCCAAGCACAACTCAACACGCACGAACAGGTCTGCGCGTTCAGGTACGAAAGTATCTGTGCGCGGATGAAGCGCATCGAAAGCATTGGTATCGGCGCTGCGGGTACGATCATCATGCTGCTGGTCGGCATACTGCTGAACCTAGTGCGGAATGGTCTCTAATGTCCATCATCCTTGGTCAACGTAGCCTGTCACGGCTTGAGGGTGTACACCCCGACCTTGTCCGCGTCGTCAAGAAGGCGGCACTGCTGTCCGACCTCGACTTCACGGTGCTGGAAGGCTTGCGTACCGTCGAGCGCCAGAAGCAGTTGGTCAATCAAGGCGCGTCGAAGACAATGAATTCACGTCACATCACTGGACACGCCGTTGATCTGGCGCCCATGATTGGCGGTAAAGTATCATGGGATTGGCCGCTGTATCACAGGCTGGCCAAGATCGTGAAGTCCGCTGCGGCGGATGAGAAAGTCCCGCTCCAATGGGGCGGCGATTGGCGTGCTTTCAAGGACGGCCCACACTGGGAACTGCCTTGGAAGTTTTATCCTAAGGGAGAATGACATGAAATATGTAAGCTGGTTGGTAAATCGTTTGAAAGAACCAAGTACTTACGCAGGGTTCGCCGGCCTCGCGCTGGCGTTTGGCCTGTCTGACGCTGAGTGGGCTGCCGTTTCCACAGCGGTAGCTAGTTTGGCAGGCGTAATCGCTGTGTTCCTGTCTGAGACGCCTGCGCCAGACGCATGATAAAACTACTGTCGTCTTTGCTGTCGTTGCTTGACCGCCTTTGGGCGGCGTGGAGTGAAAACAAGCTGCGGCAGCAAGGGCGTCAGGAAGCTATCAAGGAAGCGAACGATGAGATTAACAGACAAATCGAACTTGGCGAAGCTGCCATTGATATTCCTGATCCTGAACGCGATGAGCGGCTGCGCGACCGTTTCGACAGAAGCCGTACCCCTAAATAGCTATTGTGCTATTGCCAAACCCATCACCTATGACGCGACAAAAGACACGCCTGAGACGGTAGCCGAAGTCGAACTACACAACGGTGTTTTCATTTGCTTGTGCGAGGATGACTGCCCGAAAGGCTGACAGCCATGCCCCCGTTAAAGATAGACCCTAATCTTTATCAATATTGCACTCCCAGACAGCGCGAAATTCTTGAAGCCATAGACCGCCTTGGAAGCGCCAAAGATGCGTCGATTGAATTGGGGCTAAACAAAGGCGCCGCAAGCGAGACGTATATCGACGTTAAGCGCAAGGCTGCAAAGATGGGTTATGCTCCTGCCCATGACTTCACTCGGCCAGTGCCAGAGGGCTTCGTCGCCAAGGGCGTCTCCACTTACTACAACTCCGAAGGCAAGCCATCAGGCCAATGGGTCAAGGCGTCCCTTAGCCATCAGGCACTAGCGGACGCCATGCGTGATGCCATCGCCGGCTTCAAGGATGAGATACAGCCGGCGGCGGCTATCGCTGCTCCAGCGGCGTCTGAGGAGCATCTGTGCAACCTGTACACATTTACCGATTACCACTTAGGTATGCTGGCATGGCATCAGGAAGGCGGGGCTGATTGGTCCGTCTCGCTGGCTGAGAAAACTATCATCGCTGCGCTCATACAAATGGTCAATCAAAGCCCGAACGCACACACAGGGGTACTCAATATCCAAGGCGATTTCTTGCATACGGACGGCAAGACACCTGTGACGCCCGCGTCGAAGCACGTTCTGGACGCGGACAGTCGCTTCCCCAAAATACGTCGGGCAGCGATACGGATCATCCGCTCACTGGTGACGATCTGTTTGCAGCGCCATCAGGAAGTGCAGTTGATTATAGCCGAAGGCAATCACGACGAAGAGAGCGCCGGCTGGCTGTCCGATCTGTTTGCGGTGCACTACGAAGAAGAACCGCGCGTCACTGTCAACGACAGCGTCCTGCCGTTCTACGTGTTCGAGTGGGGCACTACTATGCTGGGTGTGCACCACGGCCACAAGGTCAAGAACGAAAGTCTGCCGCTGCTGTTCGCCGCACAGTTTCCGCAAAGCTGGGGTAGGACTACGCGCAGGGAAATACACTGCGGGCACCGACACCATAGGGATGAAAAAGAATATAATGGTGTGACAGTTGTGCAACACCCTACACTTAGTGCTAGGGACGCCTACGCTGCGCGCGGCGGCTGGATCGCAGACCGCGCAGCTTGGGCTATCACCTACCATAAGAACTACGGCGCCGTTGGCCGCGTCATGGTCACAACTGAAATGCTAAGTGACGCGTAGGCTGTCGCGCCACCGCTCCAGATACCAGATAGCTTTGCGTACCTCTTGGCCAACGGCATCCTTGCGGCCCGCGCGGCTGATGTACTTCAGCGCGTTACCGCGGCAGTAACCGGCGAACTCTTCCGGCGACAGTTTGGCCTGAATGTAGTCGATAGCTTCTATGCCGCCTGACTTGTAATGGTCAGGGTTGACGGCGTCCTTGTACGCCAACGCTTCTGCCCATGACCCAGCGTCGCTCTTGTCATCTATCATTTCTTCAGCCTCTTCATAATCTCGACGCGTTCCCGCGCCGTCCGCATCGCAGAGTACCGCTGGTGCAACCGCCGTGCAAGGGCTGGCCGCTTGTGCGTCTGCAATTCAACGTCCAGCGCATCTTTCAGTTGGGCTTCCGTAAGGTCGGACAGCACGGCGATCATCGACCGCCAGTTTAGCTTACTCATTTATCAGTTCCATATATCTGCGGTGTGGTTGCGGGGTGATGGACAAACGCCAACTCTAATTCGTCGCGCTCTTTAATAGCTGCGCCTTTCACTATGATTGCTGGCGGGCGGTCTTCAAAGTCCTTGTCGTAATAGCCGACCAGCCGTGCGCCTTCGTCGGTCACGGAATGGCAGTAGTATGTAAAAAACTTAGTTTGCATCTTTCAATTCCTCTAAGGCTATGTCGGACACCGCACGCTTGTCGTGCAGCGCCGCCCATATACGTTCGTCAATACTCTTCTCGGTCAGCATCACATAGACCCACACATCCTTCGTCTGGCCGCTGCGGTGCAGGCGCCCGACCGTCTGTTCGTACAGTTCCAGCGACCAAGGCAGCGACAGGAACACCATGTGGCATCCGCCATGCTGTAGGTTCAGGCCATGCCCTGCCGACTTAGGGTGGGCCAACAGCAACTCGACTTGCCCTGCGTTCCAATGTTCGATGACGTTAGGGTCGTCCATCGTCTTTGCGTGCGGGAAGCGGCGCTTTAGTTCTGCCAACTCTTCCTGATAGGTGTAAGCGACGATGGTGTTCGCCCGCTGGTTCTCCGCCAGCAGTTCTTCCAGCCGGTCAAACTTGTGGTTGCTAAACCAGATGGACGGCGTACCAGCGCCGCGGTTGTAGACAAACCCAGACGCCATCTGTTGCAGCTTGGTCGTCGCAGCAGCAGCGTTCTGCGCTACAATCTGGTCGCTGCCGAAACGCGTTACATACTCGCGCTTCATTTCATCATACGGCTTGCGGTCGTCCAGCGTGACGCGCACCTCAGTAACGTGGCACGGCGGCAGCTTATCCTTGTATTCGCCCGGCTCCAGCACGAACGTCGCAGGGCGGATACGCTTCATGACTTGCTCCAGCGCGCCGGCTGCGGGAACCCACTGGCCGAAGTCACGGTTGGTGCAGATGAAATACTGCTGCATGAACGCACCCTTGGCGCGGCCCAGCAGACCTTGGTCAATAATCTTGCATTGGCCGAAGACATCTTCAAGGCCGTTCGATGTAAACGAGCCTGTCAAGCCCCAACGTATCCTCATCGTAGACATAATTTTCTCCAGTGCCTTAAAGCGTTTGCCGCTGGGGTTTTTTAACCGCGTCAGTTCGTCAAACACTACTCCGTCAAAACTTGATAAATCCTCTAGCTTATCCAGATTGTCGTAGTTAATGACGACAACACTAGCATCACTCTTGAGCGCGGCGGCGCGCTGCGACGGGGGGCCAACAGCCAGCGCAGGAGTGATGCTAGACCACTTCGGTGCTTCCACCGGCCACACATCCGTACAGACGCGCTTGGGCGCCACCACCAGCCAGCGTTTAACGTAGCCGTCCGACAGCATCTCGCCCATCGCCGTCAAGGTAATGGCGGTCTTGCCCGCGCCGACAGGCGCAAGGATCATAGCGCGGTCGCGTTCGTACAGGAACGTCGCCGCCTGCTCCTGATACGGCCTTAGTTGAAGCGTTTTATCCATGCGTCCACATCCTCTATTGACCACAAGCACGCGTAATGCTGCTTGGTGTGCGTCATTTCATCTGCAAAAATACGCTGCAACGCAGACAGACGCCCGCCAGCTTTCTTCAGTTCGATGAACCAAGCCTCACCGTTGGGCATACAAGCGATGCGATCAGCAACGCCGACTTGCGTAATGCTGCGGAACTTATAGGCAAAGCCGCCCGCCGCCCGCACGCGTTTACAGAAGTACCGCTCTATTTCTTTCTCAGTCATGACGAAGGGCTACTACAAAATTTTTTGCATTTCAAGGCTTGCATCAAATTTTGTTGTATGTATTATGGCCGCTCAAACAGTAAAGGAAGGTTCAGTATGCAGCATAGTAAGATAGTCGGCGGCTCGACCGCCAAACGCGTCATCGCCTGCCCCGGCAGCGTGGCGTTGGTGGACACCGTACCGCCAAAGCCTA